CGTTTTACGACATACCGTGGGAGGTGATTGAAGAGTACGGACGGGCTGACGTACTCGCTACACACGAGATAGCCCTCAAACAGCTAGATGCCTTTGGCACCACATACGGAGATATTTATGCAGACAAAAAATGGGTTAGTCCCGACACTGCGCCTGTCGCTTGAGATGACGGACGCTCTCGCGTCTATCGAACAAGAGGGCTTGAAGATAAATCTCGACACGCTCGAAGAAATCGAACGAGCGTATAAGCAAGAGATGGATGGATTAGAGGTGCGTCTCAAGGAACTCGCACAGGATGCGGTAGGAGACACACCTGTCAACCTTGCGAGTCCGGATGATCGGTCGATGCTTCTGTACTCCCGTCGCGTCACGAACAAACAGGAGTGGGCAGCGACGTTCAACTTAGGTACGGAGCGGCGTGGTGCTACGGTCAAGCCTAAGATGCGTCGACGTATGTCACGTAAGGAGTTCAATCGTAATGTCGGTCGCCTGACTGAAGTTGCTTACAAGACCCGTGCAGAGCGGTGCGCTGGTTGTCTCGGTCACGGAAAGAACCGCCCCGTGCGTAAGGACGGCACTCCGAGTAAACTCGCTCGTAAGTGTAAGGGCTGCGGCGGTGCAGGCGTGATATACAAGTCGACGGGTGAGGTTGCGGGGTTTAAGCTCCTGCCTCGTTCGACGTACGACTTGGCGGCGGCAGGGTTCCGCACAGACAAGGACACACTAGACGAACGGCGGGACGACTTACGAGGAGATGGTCGCGAGTTCGTAGAGTCGTACGTACGGTATAACGCCCTGCGTACCTACCTCAACACGTTCGTCGAGGGGATCAAGAACAATGTGGACTCGAAGGGTTTTATCCATCCGGAATTCATGCAGTGTGTTACGGCGACGGGTAGGCTTTCGTCTCGCAATCCGAACTTCCAAAACATGCCACGCGGTTCGACATTCGCAATACGTAAGGTCGTCGAAAGTCGCTTCAGTGGTGGTCACATTCTTGAAGGGGACTACTCGCAGTTAGAGTTCCGTGTGGCAGGGTTCCTTGCGAAGGATGAACAGGCATACACCGACGTGCGAAACTTTGTCGACGTTCACAACTACACAGCGTCGGTTATCGGCTGCACACGACAAGAGGCGAAGGCTCACACGTTCAAGCCCTTATATGGCGGCACGTCCGGTACGGAGGATCAGAAGCGGTACTACGCCGCGTTCAAAGACAAGTACGCTGGCGTGACAGAGTGGCACGAGGAGCTACAGCGTCAGGCTGTTACGGAGCGCGTGATTGCTCTCCCGTCCGGTCGGGAGTACGCGTTCCCCGATGCGCGTTGGACAGAATACGGCACAGCTACAAATCGTACGGCGATATGTAACTATCCTGTGCAGGGGTTCGCCACTGCTGACTTACTGCCTATCGCACTGGTTTCATTACACAATGTTGTCAAGAGTGCAGGTATACGTAGCGTGATTTGTAACACTGTTCACGACTCTATCGTGATGGATGTACATCCGGATGAAAAGGACACGTGCATCGATTTAATGAAGCACGCGATGCTGTCGCTGCCGTTCGAAACTATGCGTCGTTACGGCTTGACGTACGACATGCCGGTTGGCATAGAATTGAAGATCGGAAAAAACTGGCTTGACTTACATGAAGTAGAACTATAAGATATCATACACCCTATATTTCCACAAAGGAGAAGGATTATGGATGGGACAGAAATGGTAGAAATACTCGGCGGTGATGACCTAAAGGAAATCATGCGCCTAACGGGACAGGCAGACGACTCACCAAAGGAGCGTGTAGGTCTTCCCCGACTAGGAATTAACTACGATCAGGAATCGGATGATGGGGAACCGCTCACGCGGGGAAACTGGAAGATGATGGTCGATGGTCGAAACGTCTATGCAAAAGAGGTAACGATCCAGCCCTTGATGCGGCGCTTCGAGTATAGCGTGTGGGACTCAGAGATGAACGACGGGCGTGGCGGGTTCGCGGCGAAGTCTGTTCAGACCGACTCTCTTCGTGCATCGTTTCCCGACAGCAGTGGCGGTAATAAGTGTGGACGACTGTCAAGAGACGAGGAGGAGTCCCTAGACGAGGGTGATCCCCGTGTTCTCCTTTCTCGTAGTGTCGTCTGCAATCAAGTAATTTACGGGAAGATCAGCGGAGACTTCGAAGACTCTGCAGGTAATCCTGTCAAGCTCGATAAATTGCCGTTCGTCGCTTACTTCAAGAAGTCAGGCTTCAAGCCGATAGCAGACTTCATCGGCAGTCTGTCGAACCAGAGTAAACTGATGTGTCAGTGTCGTGTTTTACTGCGGACACATAAAAATAAACGCGGTAGTGTGATCTACTGGACTCCTGTGCCGACGTTAGTGGATACCGTATCACTAGATTCGGACGACAAGGACTTGATGATCAAGTTCGAGGAGACCATCAACGGTCACAATCAAATGATCCTGAAAGAGCATGGTGAGGCATCGAAGAAGCAGTTAGCCGACGAGGACTACGATCTCGCGGCGGACTTCAAAGATGCCAACGCTGCTTAACATCCAAGACTACATGACGAAGGTTATCCGGGGGGAGACAAAACTCTCCCCGGCTAACGTCGATCTGTTTGTTGAAGACTGTAAGACTGCAGTTATAAAACAACTGGGCGGACGAGAGCGAAGTTATCGCATACGAATGTCCGGACTCGGTAAGCCCCTCTGCCAACAAGTTTGTGAGAAGCACGGCATCGAAGAGACGATGCAGTACAACAGTGTCATGCGCTTCTTGTATGGTGACATCACAGAAGCCGTTATGATGCTTGTTATGCGAGAGGCCGGTATCGACATCGTCGACTACCAGCGAGAGGTCAAACTCGATCTCGACGGGCATCACATTACAGGCACGCTCGATGTTATCATACGTGACGGTGCAGGTGTCGAACAAGTGTGGGACATCAAGTCAGCAAGTGACTGGGCCTTCAAGAATAAGTTTACGGGCTTCGGCGGCTACGAGGCCATGAAGACGGACGATCCCTTCGGCTACATCATGCAGGGCTTCCTTTACTCAGAAGCGGTAGGACTGCCGTTTGGCGGTTGGATAGTTGTTAACAAGTCGAGTGGTGAAGTTGCTGTAGTAGAAACATACGACTGGATGGGTGAAGACAAAGAGCAGTATCTCGAAGATGCTAAAAAACGTATAAAGTTTCTTAGCAACCCCGACGTAGAAATGTTCCGTCCGTACACAGACGAATTCGAAACGTACAAACGTAAGGGCGAAGTGATACGTACAGGCAATAAGGTCTTACCTAAAGAGTGTGGCCTGTGTGGGTATAAGACACATTGTTGGCCGAATGCAGTCGTACATCCCCGCGTCACTTCACAGGCTAAGTCACCACCGATGGTGTGGTACTCACGCCTCAAGACACGAGAGATTTGATGGCGTACATTTTTATACGAGAGTACGACTTAGACCTTCTCGAACTCAACAAAGAGATGTATCACATGTACATCGAATCTCACAAGGGTGTGGGAGGAGATCGTCGAACTGTGTTTTTACGTCAGCACGAAAGAGGATTACCCTTGACGTTACGTGAAAACTTCACGAAGGATGGGGTGATATCCTCTGATACCGAAAAGAGAGATATCACTACTGTCGAAAATGAGATACAAAATATAAGCAGGTTAGCCAACGCAGGAGTCAATGTATGTATCCCTCTGAACTCTTTGATAAACGAATGTTGCTTGATAGAAGCACGGTCACCAAAGGTGTCGGTGTACGTAATGAAACGCCTAGAGTCCGCCGGAATGCGTCTATGAAACAAAGCTCGGCCAAGAAGGCCGGGTTTCGTTCGAACTTCGAATTGAACTTGGCACGTGCCCTCGCTGACCGGGGCATCATGTACGAATATGAGTCAACAAAGCTGACCTATCTTCCTAAACCGCGCACCTATACACCTGACTTCTTTATACCCTCGACGAATATATACATCGAAGCGAAGGGGCATTTCGACAAGGGTGATCGAGTGAAGATGCTTCTCGTAAAGGAACAACATCCTGAACTCGATATACGTTTTGTGTTTCTGAATTCTCGTAATAAAATTTATAAGGGATCGAAAACGACCTACGCAGACTGGGCTACAAAGAACAAGTTCGACTGGGCGGAGGGATCGATACCAGAGGAGTGGTACAAATGAGTGACTTACAGCACGAATTAGAGAAGGCTTCTCTTCTTCCGGATCGATGGTACTTGATCATGAAAGAAGCAGAGGATGGCTTCACCATCACGGCATACGATACGATGAAGGGTGACGAGTTGCAGGACATGGGTTCTGTCATACTGTCGGGCGTTATAGAGCTTCTGCATACGGACTTCGACACGGTTTTCGAAGCGGGTATGGACAGCATCAAACGTCAAAACGAAGAGATTAAGGTTCAGACCAACAATGGTGAGCTTGTTCTTGTACGAGAAGAGAATGTCGTTAAGGTTGATTTCGGAAAGAAACAGTGAGACACGAAGATTACATGCGAATGAGAGCGGAAAAAGAAACGGTAGGATTAGAACTTACTGGATCAGATATGGTGAACAGTCCACCACACTACAATCAGGCAGGGGTTGAGTGTATCGAAGCTATACGCGCTGCCACAGACGAAGGCTACCAATACTACCTGCAAGGAAACATCATCAAGTACCTGTGGCGTTATCGTTACAAAAACGGCGTCCAAGACCTAGAAAAGGCGAAGTGGTACTTAGATAAACTCATAAAGGAGATAGAAGATGAATAACATGTTGCCTACGCCGTATCAGCAATTCATACACAAGTCACGATACGCACGTTGGCTTGACGATGAACAGCGTCGAGAGAACTGGGACGAGACTGTAGAACGATATTTGCAGTTCATGGTCGATCACGTCAAAGAGAAGCACAACTTCGATATGGAAGTGATGTGTCCCGGAGACATAAGTAAACTGCGGCAGGCAATACTTAGTCAGGACATCATGCCGTCGATGCGTGCGATGATGACTGCGGGTCCGGCTCTTGCACGGGACAATATCTGTGGGTACAACTGTAGCTACATTCCCGTTGACAGCCCTCGTGCGTTTGACGAGTGCATGTACATATTGATGTGCGGCACAGGTGTAGGCTTCTCTGTCGAGCGTGAGAACGTGGACAAGCTGCCGGTAATTAGTGATGGAATGCAGTCAACAGACACTGTGATCAAAGTCGGCGACTCCAAGCCCGGATGGGCCAAAGCGTTGCGCGAACTGATTGCGCTGCTGTATGCAGGACACATTCCGAAGTGGGACTTGTCCGACATACGTCCATCTGGTGCGCGTCTAAAGACGATGGGCGGTCGTGCTTCTGGTCCGGGTCCGCTCGAAGATTTGTTTAATTTTGCTGTGCAACTATTTGTAAAGGCACAAGGTCGTCGTTTGTTTCCTATCGAATGTCATGACTTGATGTGCAAGGTGGGTGAGGTCGTTGTGGTGGGTGGCGTACGCCGTTCCGCCCTGATTAGTCTGTCGAACCTGAACGACGATCAGATGGCACACGCTAAATCTGGTGCATGGTGGGAGAACGAGGGGCAGCGTGCGCTGGCTAACAACTCTGTTGCCTACAAGGGCAAACCCGAAATGGGCACGTTCATGCGCGAGTGGGTATCTTTGTATGAGTCTAAGTCAGGAGAACGGGGGCTATTCAACAGACAGGCTGCGGTAAAACAGGCTGCGCGGAATGGTCGTCGTAAAGTTCACGATAGGCCATTGATTGACGAAGATGACAGTCAGTATGTAGTTCATCCCCATCGTCGTGAAGAAACCTTCACCCAGTTCGGCACAAACCCCTGCTCCGAAATTATCCTGCGTCCTTATCAGTTTTGCAACCTTTCAGAGGTGGTTGTCCGTGACTACGACACACTAGAAGACCTGAAAGAAAAGGTTCATCTTGCGACTATCTTGGGCACGCTGCAGTCTACGCTCACTGACTTCAAGTATTTGAGGAAGATATGGAAAACCAACACAGAAGAAGAACGATTGTTGGGCGTGTCCTTGACTGGTATTATGGATCATCACGTCCTATCAAAAAGCATCGACTCCGTCCGTTGGCTCGAAGAGATGAAGCGCGTGGCCATAGACACAAACTGGGATTTGGCAACGAACGGACTTGGTATTCCACAGTCGGCTGCTATCACCTGTGTAAAACCGTCAGGTACTGTATCGCAACTGGTGGACGCTGCAAGCGGCATTCACGCTAGACACAGTAAGCACTACATACGTACAGTTCGCGGAGACAACAAAGACCCGCTGACACAGTTCTTGAAGGAACAGGGCGTGTACAATGAACCGGATGTCACGAAGCCGGACAATACGACCGTGTTTTCTTTTGCAATGGAGTCGCCTGATGGTGCGGTCACTCGCAATGATTTGACAGCTATCCAACAGCTAGAGCTTTGGAAGACGTATGCCGTCCACTGGTGCGAACACAAGCCGTCTGTGACCATCACGGTCAAAGAGGATGAATGGATGGACGTGGGCGCGTGGGTGTACAAAAACTTTGACGTGGCGTCGGGCGTGTCGTTCCTGCCGCACAGTGATCACACCTATCAGCAGGCACCCTATCAGGACATCGAACGCGAAGATTATCTGGAGTGGCAGCAAGTGTATGGTCACCTCAATATTGACTGGCAGGCGTTGTCTGAATACGAGAGGGAAGACAACACATCTGGCTCTCGTGAGCTTGCGTGTACAGCAGGTTCGTGTGAGGTAGTCGACTTGAACGCGGCATGACCGGCGGGGGAGACATGCCGACGTGGTGGCAGTGGTGGCTCATCGGAGCTATCACTGTCAACACCGTCATAAATCTTGTGGTGTTCTTCAAGCACAGATTCAAACAAGACAGAAAACGTGGAGACAGTGATGGGTAAGATATTCGTATTGGTGATCAGCGTGTGGGGCTTCACGGGCGACGAGTGGCAGTACATCGGCAATCAAATCGTACTCAATAAGGACATGACTGAAACACAGTGCGAGGCTATGGCCGATAACTGGACGCGCTGGGAAGACAATGAATACTATACCGTCTCTATTGAGTGCCACGAAAAGGATGTCAAGACATGATCGAAGTTCCTATCACTCCGGACTTGATGCGTCGTGCCCAAAAAAAGACTGCCCACGTAGGCATCCTAGAGGGCAGTATAACGGGCAGTACGAGTCATGTGGTAGGGGCACTAGGGGAGCTTGTCGTAAG